TTTACCAGAAGGCCGTTTCGTCATACTGTTCCCGTCATCCCACAACTCACGGACGATAGCCTCTCTCCCAATAACTGGGGGATAATCCAGTTTCTTCAGGACCGATTCGACACCAGTAACAATCCCTTCGGGGATACTCATCATACTTCCACCACGTTCATGTTGGGGTTGAAATCTTTACTACAGTTCGGGCACTCGGCCTTCACGACGGCGCGCGAGGTATACGAATGACCGCACCACGGGCATTTCAGGGACCGATACATCCGTGCCCGTTTATCTTTCCGGGCATCCATCCGTCGCCGTTCACGCCTGCTGGTCATCAGGTTCGGCGGTCTGCCGCCCAGACACCCGTTCCTCTTCGACGCCTCTCGTGCCGCCTCACGTCGCATATACCGTATCAGTGACATCCGTTTCCCATTCTCTACTACAGTTATCATGGGTGCTGCTCCCTCCACGAACTGATAAGAAACTCCGATGCCTCCCAGTAAAGCCTCTCAATGACCTTGAGATCACAATCCCATATCCTAGGACCGACGGATCTTATATCAGGTTCCTCCTCCCTACAATGAGTGATAATAGCAACAGAGTAACAATAATCCCGCTCCTCTCCATTAAGAATGGTCTTCCCCCACCTTACAACATCAATATGATGATAAGGCTCCCGGTGAAGGTTATACACATCAGCGGAACGTGCCTCATACTCTCCCACCCTCTTCCTAAATTCACCAATAGTAAAACTCATACCAAATCACTTCTCCAGAAGGTCTTATTCCGTTTTGTCCTATACCGATACCCGAGCTTGAACATAGCAACCGTCACGCATTGTTTCAAGTACTTCTCATCGAACTGGTCCGCAAGTTCCGGTCTCCTCTCTAATAGTAAATCTGATAGATACGATTTCGAGATGCTTGCCGGTTCCAGTTCACCAATAATCTCGCGGATCGGTTCATCGAACCATTCTTTCGTCACATCGTTCAACCAATACCGTCTCATCTCTCCTCCTCACTCCCCAAACGTATCATATTGCACGAATCTAAAGTCGCGTATATTCATTCCCTCCGTAAACGCATCGTTAATCAATTGGTTCTTATTATCCTCAAAATCCTTCTCCCGTATGATAGGGACATATGCAACCTCATTAGTCATATCAACAACACCAACACTCGAATGACTCCCGGCACCCTCACCCTCCTGTAAATACTCCATGGCTTCTTCTACCGTATCACACTCTTCTGAATACAGAGACATATAACACCAATATAGGGCGTATGCGTCTTGGTTCGACCCCTTTACCTCTTTAGCGTTCCGGGTCTTATCATAACACTTCTTATGGAAGTGGTACTTGACCCCATTATCCTCAACAATCATAACCGTTGTATCATTCTTTATGTGCCTCTGGCACCAGAAACAGTCTACCATTTCCCTCAACCCCAATAGAGTAACGCAACTCCAACAACGATACAGAACAGGGTCATCATAGTACATAACCCATCAACGTGATTCATATACCTAATACTACGTCATACTATACTATAAAGATAGCGATTTTCACTTAATTATTTAATCGACAAGATAGTAAACCTACTCTATAATGGCAGAATCTTTAACCGTCCACCAGAAGAAGGTGTTACGGTGGCATGAATTTAAACGCGAGATACTAGAGGAGAACCATATCTGTACGACCGATTGTAAATATTATCATAAATGTCCTCTGGCCGTCTCCGATTTCAATAGGAAGAAAGAACGGGAGTGTCGGGTCCGGGGACTGAACGACGACGATCTGAACCGATTCCTGACGTTTTTTGTGTTCGACCAGGAAGTGTTGAAAGACGAGGCGTTAAGGGTATTATTTAGGATGGGTCAGGTGCTCTCTCTCAAGGAAGACGCTCGTGAGATGCAGATGTATCTCGATAATATGCTCAAAGTCATCCGTGCGTTCAAACTGGATGTCAACTCCTCAATGGGTCTGGATGAGCCTATCTCAATCAACATCAAGGATTTCGGCGTCGATCAGGACCAATTTGAGCCTCAAAAGAAAGCCTGGGCCGAAGAAGGGGTCGTCTTAATGGAAGATCCCGAGAGTCTGGTGCATAGTCCCGCGACGTTCATTGATAAGTTCATGACCGACCCTGCGGAATCGTCGGTGTTACGGAAACGAGCAGTATTCGTTCCGAAAGAAGAACTGGTGAGGGTCCAGACATGACGCGAACCGTTAGAGGGAAGAGATGGAAACATAGGTGTCCTAAATACTCCTGTCCATGGTGCTGGCCGAGAGAGGGGAGAACCGTAGCGAAGAGGCGTGAGAACCAACATCTCATCCAGATAGAGGTTATGAATTGGTAAACCTCGATATTGCCCTTCTCCCGAAACAGAGAGAGGTATTAGAACATCCTGCACGGTTCAAAGTACTCTGTTGCGGTCGCCGGTGGGGGAAGAGTCGCGCTGCGGCATACATTATCATTATATCAGCTCTCGCAAGACCAGACCAGACGTTCTTCCTCGTCTCTCCTACTTACCCCCAGACGAAGATTATCTGGCGTATGCTGAAGAAATATCTCCCGAAAGAGTCGGTTAAGCGGATAATGGAAGGTGAACTTTACATCGAACTGAAGAACGGCAGCATGATCTTCGCGAAATCCGGTGATAACCCTGCTGGATTAAGGGGGGAAGGGTTAGATGGTGTCGTCATTGATGAAGCAGCCTTCGTGAAACCCGAGGTCTGGAACGAAGCTATCAGGCCCGCACTGTCAGATAAGAACGGTTGGGCGCTCCTAATCAGCACTCCATTCGGTAAAAACTGGTTTTACGAGATATTTCTACGCGGATTAGATGAAAATCAGACGGAATATGCGAGTTTTCACTACCCCAGTTACGCGAATCCTATCTTAAAGAAGTCGGAAATCGACGAAATGGCTCGAAGTATGCCAGAAATCAAGTATCGGCAGGAAATATTAGCTGAATTTTGTGATTCCGGGGGAATGGTGTTCAAAGGACTCGATAAAGTTCTCGATTCCGTGCCAGAAGAGCCGATTCCGGGTGAATTTTACGTGGTTGGAGTCGATTTAGGCCGACATGAAGACTTCACCGTGATATCGGTGGGTAAATTAAGCGAAAGAAGACAGGTATATAAGGAAAGATTCAATAAAACCGACTGGGATTACATCAAAGATAGGATACGTGCTATCTATATGAAGTATAATAGAGGGTCAATTCTACTTGATTCTACGGGGTACGGAGACCCAATATACGAGGATCTAGCGAAAGAAGGACTCAATATTCACGGCGTCAATCTCAACGTCAGCACAAAACCAATGATTATCGAGAATCTGCAACTCATGATAGAGAACCAGATTGTTCACCTTATAGACGATAATGAGATGAAGGTTGAGTTCGGCGCGTATACCTACACAATCATGCCTCAATCGGGAAATGTGCGATATGAGGCAGCCAGTGGGTTCAAAGACGACCAAGTAATAGCAATCGCATTAATGGCATATGGGATGTATGGTGGTGGGTCTACAGGGCTTATAGGGCTGGTTGACCCCGATCCTCGGGAACAGGAAGCCGATTACGATGAGATGCCAGTATTCGCTGATTATTGGGAGGATGAAGAAGAAATGATGGATGAAGAGTCTACCTAATCCTTTTGCGTAGTTGTTTCATTCTGCGCAATCGTTGTGAGTTGTGGGATTATTCCTTTATATTTTATACGTGGATCTTCAGTCTTTTGTTTTAGTATAGAATTAAGGAGAGTGTATGCTATTTTTGGATTGGTTGTGTCAATCTCAAATCTTGCAGCCATTGAAATCATTTTCTCCCTCCTTCGCAGAATTACGCTCATATATCGCGGCAATGTACCGACGAAACTCTGGTAACTCAAAGTCCTGTTTCATCATATTCACGGCACTACAACACAAGACACAGTTTTCGAGATTGTATCCTTTAGAGGGATCAACCCTATCAACGGACCACGTTTCCTTGTGCCCGGGGTCCAGGGTCATATCAAGACCAGAATAATAGCACTTACCCTCTTGTTCCTGCCACATTCCGTTGATCTCTTCTTCAGTCAGTGTCATATCCGGGTCACGTCGTTTCATTATACGTAGTCGTGATTTCATGTTCCCGTTTGAGTTATAGTAATTCTGTGCCCTACTACTAACGCAGGATTTACATTCATCCATATATCCGTGCTTTCTCCATCGGTTGTGATGATATTCGGATACTGGCTTCCTGATCCCGCAACGACTACATACTTTTGTAGGTTCTGCATCAATCGAAACAGGTTCGAGGCCAAACCAATTAGTGGAGAGCGTTGTCATTCCCTCACCTCGTTCTCCGCAATCTCTTCCTCTATTTGCCCGAGCATATCTAACCGGCCCTCTAACCATCCATTATAAAATGCAGCATAGAGATTTCTGCCAGTTGGGTTCCTCATGGATCGGGTATCCCATTCCGAATATCGACGCCGAACCTCTCCTATTACCCTTCTGCTATCCCATCCTTTCATTCCCTCACCTCGTTCTTCTCAATTGCCGCCCGGTTAAGTCTTAGGGCTATTCGGATATTTCGGCGTATTGCCATATATTCCTGGTA